CTATTTTTTCCATAAAAGCGTTAGGTATATTTATACCATGATGTAAGTTTAATGTCCGAAAGTTTTGATCCCCTGTATGCTTTCTCATTTCTAAGAACTGAATAATATCTGGATGGCTTATGTCTAAGAAAGTAGCGTAAGACCCTCGTCTAGTTTTACCTTGTCTATATGCAAGAGTAGAAGCGTCATACACTTTTAAATGGGGCATTACTCCTACTGATTTATTATCAGACTCTCTAATGCCTACATGAATACCTACCCCACCCCCCATCATGGATAGCCAATTAACTTCAGATAGACAGTCCACTAATCCCTCAGAACTATCATCTAAATATGATAGATAACAGGAGATGGGCAGTTGTCTTTTTTCGTTTTTAAAAGAAAGAATGGGGGTAGATAAACTTAACCAATGCTTAGAAGTGTAGTTGTATAGGCGTTCTGCGTGTTCCTCATTGGATGCAAAAAAATCACATACAAACTTAAATCGTTCCTGGGGGCTTTCTTCGTCTGCCCTCATGTAACTTTCTTTTAATCTAGTTTTTCCTAATTCATCAAACAGGCTATCTCGTTCAAGTTTTATGTCATACGCCATTGTCTTCTACTTTCTCTATTAAAAGGTTTAAATAAAACGCTGCTTTTTTTAAATCTTCTACTGGTTTGCCCTTATAAACATACCGCCAAATATACTTCTGGCAGTTACCTTTTAGATACCCCCTAAACTCAACAGGAGTCATAGATGCTTCTATAGCAGATAAACATTCAATTCCAAACTGATTGTAATGGGTGGGATGGTTAACAGGGTCAGGCTCTTTATACTCTTCCCCTGGGAAAACACCTTTCTCCATAATGGATTCTGTCTCTTCTCCAAACTCCTGGGCTTTCAACATCTGTTCATCTATAGACGATCTTGCCATCTCTTTAAGATCAACATTATCAAAAGGGGGAAAATGAGCTTTAGGTACTCCTGCTCTTGCTATCTTACGATTACGACTTTCGGCTTCCACCACCAATTCTTTCCATTCCTCTAGGCGAGGGGCTTTTTTTTCTTTATCTTTTGACATAGGTTCTCCGTATTAATGAAACTTTTTAGGGTCTTTGTTAGTAGTTATAAAATCTTCTATAGAAACAATGTTACTTGACTTACCATTCTTCTCAACTTTTTTAGGTCTAGTATCTTGTTCTTCTATCATAGTACCCATCTGTTCTATAAAGTCTTCATCTGGGGTAAACACTATTTCTGATTGAGACTCGTCTGAGAAAAATTCTTTTGATAACATCTGATCTTTTATATGTAACCCAGCTTCAATAGCTTTACCCATCTGAAACACCTCATAAAAACGAGTGTGCATATAACCAGATAACCCATGCACTAAAGTAATTAAAGTATCTATCTCTATATCACTAGCAGCAGTATCATGAGGAAAGAACCACTCTACTTGGCAATCTATGGCCCCAGTTTCTAAATAACTTAAAGTTATTTGGGCTGAGTTGTCTTTATTAAAAGTATCTTCTTTTTTAATAGACATATTATTTTTTTTGCTCCTGTTTTAATCTTTGAACTATATTGATTGATTTTAATTTTGATTTTTCTTTTGTCCAGGATAAAGGTACTTCCTTATTAGCATAAATAAACCCATGCTTCTCACACCATTCTCCATAATTAGATTTCGCCCCCTTTCTCAGTTTTGTCCTAGAATTACTAAAGACAAAACGAATATCTAAGTTGGGGTATTGTTTTTTTATAAGGAGGTGTTTTTTTCTATCTTCTAATACGAATAACCCCTTGAGTTCTAAAACGATCCCATTAGGTAATAAATAATCAGGGGTATAGGTTCTATGAATAACAGGTACAATGTAAGGAATTTTAAAAGATTCATACTCAGCAGCTACATTTAATTTTTTTAGCTGGTCTCCAACCTTTTCTTCTAACCCACTTCGATAACCCTTGGCGATAGCTCGTTGCCTAGGCCCAAATTTCTTCCGAGTCATTTTGTGTGTCTGACATACGCATTAATTAGACTATGCCCATAAAGCTGTTCCCCAAAATGAACAACCTTCCCTGTATGAAGGATTCTTTCTATAATCCCACTATTATATTGAATATCCGTAACAGAGTGCTCATCAGTATCTTGAGGGCGAGTGTCATACCACATAGACTTTAGCCTATGCACATGAAGAGTTTTAACTTGCCTTCCCCATTCTTCGGCTGCTAATTTTTTTCCTTGTTTCTCTACTAGCTCAGTAAACTGTCCCATAATAATTACTCCTGTTCTTCTTTGTTATAAAATTCTGAAGGGTCATACTTCTTAACTAACTTCCAATATTCAAGAAGACTATTAAACATAGCTAGATGCCTAGCATGAGTTTCCTTGTCCCATTTATAAGAAGCAATTAAATCTGTCTTTTCTCTGTCTACAAAAATAGAAACCCTCTCCGGTTCTGAAAAACCACAACCTTCAGCATAAGCCGATAGTTGCATACCATGCTCATCATAGACTAAACGAGAAGGCTCTTTACCTTCCAGACCATCTTTAGTTTTAAAGTCTACAAAGATGCCAGATTTTGAGTACAGGTCTATCTTTCCCCCATACCCAGAAGGAGCACAGAAAGAATCTTCTGCAACCCACTCTTCTCCAGGGAAGTGTTCATCTAAGTATTCTTTTATAGCCCGATAAGGCTTAGTATCAGATTCCCCTAAAAATCCTTGTTCGATCATAGCATGAATAGCAGTACCTCTTTCGGCTGCTTTTCTTCCTATTTGCTTTGAGTCCTGCTTACATCTGTAAGTAAACTGATCTAAAGTTTCCCCAGGGGTTTGTTGTAAGGTTAAGGCAGAGTTTAGGGCCTGATCTATCTTCCAATTCTCTAATGAAGGTTTAGCTGCAATACCTAAAACAGTAGTTACAGAAGGTACATATCCTTCTTTCCTCGCATCCCTTAGTGTTGTATTTCTTTCCTTTCCATTCTTTCCTATAAGTGTATACATTGGTTCGCCATCTTGAGCATACCAATGACCACTTTCTGCTGTGAATTTACTAGCCACATTCTTCTCCTATATGAAAAGCCCCAGAATTAACTAGGGCTTTGATTAACTTTCTTGGAAGTCTTCGTTTAAGTCAGAAGAACTGGAGACTACAGCATCAATGGTTCTGATGTCGTTTTGAGCATTTGTTAGTGCTCTTTGATATTTTCCTTGAATAGCTTTATTTTCCCTAACAATCATATCAGCCATGCCTTGCATAGTTTCAAGTGTAGGATCATCTAAAGGTATTTTCTTTTTCAGATCAGGTTCAAAGTGCATTACGAAATAAACAACACTACCTTGCTTTCTGCGTTCAGTAGTAACAGTTGCTTTATAATCCCAAAGATTAGCACCTTTAGGCATTACCTTTTTAAACTCATCTTCAAACGGAGAAAAGTTGCTACCTTTTAAAAGAATGATAGCTGGTAAATTTTTATGCTTAACTGCTTCACCTGTAGAAGTTTTACCCTCAAAATCTACTAAACATCTAACTTGCCTAAAGCATTTGATTTCTGAGTATTTACCTCGTTCATCATCAGTTAATTGTTTGAGAGTTTTACTGTCGGGTCTACCACATCTCACAGTACCTTTTTCATCAATCGGCTCTTGACCCCAATTAGTTATTAAAATAGTTTTATTAGCTAATTTTCTTTCAGCTTGACTCCAATGTAAGTATTGGTAGTGGTGTGCTAAAGGTCTAATAGAGATTTTTTCAGCAAACGCTTTCTCACCCTCTAGCCCCTTAATCCAAAACAATCCCTTTTTAATTGGATTGCCTGACTCATCTTCATCATCCACATTCATTTTTATCTCAGGGAGATAATCAGCTTTAGTGGGGGCTGCTTCGCTAGATCCTAAAATCATTGCTAAGTTCCTTTCTCTTTCTGGGTCTACCAGTTGTGTGTTATTCTTGGTCATAGTTTTTCCTCGGTTATATTAATAAAATTACTATAGAGACTATAATACCCTTAATTATCGTCTTTGGTCAAGTACCAACTCTTTGTTGTTTAGCCAATTAGGGCCATAATTTACCTCTACATCTAAGGGTAATAGGGGTTTGTAATTAAACCTTTGTATCATTTCCTCTTCTATTTTACTCAT